TATCCACTACCAACTGTCGCAAGAAAGCTGAATCGTTCTGTGAGCGCTGTATTTTTAAAACAGCAACGGCTCGGTATTGGTGGACTTAGACAAAACTCTGATATGATCACGAGAAATACATTATCTAAGATCTTAGGAGTTGAAAACAGAACCATAAAGAGCTGGGAAGCCAAAGGTCTGAAAAGCATAAAGAAAAAGCCATATATCATGTATCGGCATCGGGACATTATCAACTACATGAGAGACCATCTGGAAGATTGGAATGCGGCCAGGATCACAGACGACTCATTATTTATGAGGTTTGGCTGGTACCAGGAAAAGAAAAAACATGATGTGTCCACAAAGTATAACTGGACTGAGAGAGAAGAATCAAAGCTTAAGTTTTTAAGACATGAAGGATATACGATCAGGGAGATCGCAGAAAAGATGAATCGCTCGGAATCGAGCATCAAATATAAATTATACAGGAGGAACTAATGAATGTAAAAGAAAAGGTTAAAAGTAAGCTTGCAAAAATGGCAAAGATGATAAGCACAGCTTATAAAATCTTTCCAGCAGTAGAATCTAAGATGTTTTCGGAAGAAAGGTCGCCGTCAAAAGTTGCGAAAGTAACAGATGTTTTATATACAAAAGAATTTGAATGTCAGATGAAATCGACAGTTGAGGAATGCATACAAAATATTCAAAGTGTACACGAAATATCAGTAGGAAGCGCTAATTTAAGAACATTTTATTATCAAAACACAAACAACTGGAGAAAGATGCATGGAATCCCAATGAAAAGGAGAATGAAATAATGGAATTACTGGAAATGCTGAATGAATACCAGGCGTTGCTTGAAAAAAAAGATATTTTGGCCAAGCAAACAAAAGAGAACAATCAAGATATCAAAGTCATGATGGGAGATATCGCGCAGGAGATGATCGATGCAGATGTGCCAGAAATGGCCGTAGGTGATTACGTGTTCTCACTAAGAGATAAGACGGAATACAGCAAGAAATCCAATGCAGATCTCGCAGAGGCAGGACTCGATTACTTCGAGGTTTTAAGAGAACAAGGTCTTGGAGATCTGATTGTTGAACAGGTTAATGCAAGAACCTTAAATACTGCGATCAAGAACTTAGTGCAGGAAGAAGGAGAACTTCGACCAGAACTAGAAGATATCCTGAATCAGTATGAGACATTCGAGGTAGCAAGAAGAAAAAAACGTAGCAGTTCATTAAAGAAAGCAAAGGGAGGAAGGTAGAATGAGTAATTATGAACAGATGGAATTAAATATCACATTGGATGGAGAACGTGAGCTGAAAGAAAACGTTATGCTTTCCGTAGAGTTTGCATATGATCAGCTCAAAAGTTATGAGCTGCCAAACGTTGCAAACAGATACGAAGGATACGGAATCGCGGCCAACATGTGGTCACAGCTGGCCGCAAAAGAAAAAGGCGTAAAAGACTCTATGAAACATTTTCTCGTGACATTAGATATTGGGGAGCAGGCAGCTATCGAAGCGGCATCCTCTCTGTACAATTCAGTTACGGAGATCGTTTATACTGCGACAAACATGGCAGCACACGTCAACAAGGTTATGAACGATCTTTTCAAAGCTTATTCTGAAATCGAGGAAGAGACTCCGATCGAGAAAATGATCGAAGAAGGAAACGATGATGGATTTGTAGAGGCAAAAGAAAGAACGGAAGAAAATACAGAGGCGGAGGTGCAGGAAGATGGAGCAGAATAAAAAAAGTCGATCCAAAAATCAAAGGAATCAAGTTCGTGATGGACAACGGCGAGGAAAAATATCTGAAAGGATCATTTGTATTTGGATGCGCGATCAGTATTGAAGATTCACATTGCGAATCCTTTATGATCGGAGAATGCCAGGAGGTGCAAGACAGATTGTCGTCGATATGGCAGATAGCAACGCGCATATACTGAATGCGGTCGCAGAAGGAGACAAGGAAAAATACACAAAAATGATGCAGACACTCATGGATGTCATCAGATTCAAGATGTTTAATGGCGCAGATGCAAGATTTTAATATTAGGAGGATATAACAATGGCAAAAAACGAATTAACAACAGTAGAAAAATTCAATCTGGTAACAGGAATGGAAGAAATGGATGAGGAACTGAAGGCAGAACTGGAAGACGAACTCGGAGATCTCGATGAAGAAAACGGAATCATCTGCAGACAGATCAAGATCCCAAGTGGTGGAGGAAAAGCATTCGAGGTGGAATCTGATGATCCAGATGATCCGGAAGTCATGAAAGAAATCAGCGGTGTTATTGTCTTTACACACCGTGCGAATGCTTACTGGGAACATAAATATGGAGAAGGAGAGGATGGAAACAACGAAGCTCCGACATGCAGCTCCATGGACGGAAAGGTTGGTGTCAGATTAGAAACTGGAGAAATGTGCAACTGTGACACATGTCCATATAACGAATATGGAGTAGATGGATCAGGGAAACCATGCAAGAATATCAGACGAATTTATATGCTGATCGATGGAATGCCAGGGGTCTACCTCTTAAGTGTTCCGCCAACAAGCATCAAAGATGTAAATCGCCAGCTTGCAAGAATTATGGGACATAACAAAATTCCATACACTCGCATGGTCATGAAATTCAAGCTTGATGTCGCAACAAATAAATCCAATATTAAATACAGCAAGGTCGTTGTAGACAAAGAAGGAATTCTGCCGGCCGAAATGTTCAAAATTACGGCATCAATGAGAAAAGAACTGAAGGAGGAATATACAGAGATCGCAATCACAGGCAGCGATTACAATATGACTCCTCCTGGTACTGTAGAAAGAAACATGCATGATGTCATCGATATAAATAATGCCGGATTTGTTCAGGCAGATGCAAAAGAAGAAGTGCCATTTAATTAAGTAAGATATCCGGGAGAATTTCTCCCGGATAAGGAGAGAAATATGAACGCAGAGGTTAATATTGACAATCTAATCGATTATAAAACTGAATACTCGCGCGTTATCAAAAAGGCACATATTACCGGAGATCAGATGACAGGCTGCTGCCCGTTCCATGAAGACCGAAGCTCCAGTTTTTCTGTCAATTTAAAGACAGGAATGTGGCACTGCTTCACAGAGGATATCGGCGGCAATTACCTAGATTTTTATGCTCGCATGAATGGCATCGATACAAAGGAAGCCTATAAACAGATTCTTGAACAAAATGGATATAGCGAAGAAGATCAGCAAGAGCAAGAGCGTAGGGCAAAATGCTACAGTGTCGCTCAATATGCATTTGAAAAAAGACTTCCTGAAGACTGGCTAAAAACAGACTGTAGAATCACGACAGAACGCGATCGAAAAACAAAGATCACATATATGAAGATTCCGTATATGAACGAAGATGGAAGAGAGCTAACCTTCAGAAAAAGATACGCTCACAAAGACTTCAGATGGAAGTACGGCGCAGGAAAGACTATGTGTCTCTACGGACTGTGGAAACTGCATCAGATCAAACAAAGTGGTTACGTCGTTCTCGTGGAAGGCGAAAGCGACAGCCAGTCTATGTGGATGATGTCAATCAGCTGTCTGGGAGTTCCAGGAGCTACGATGTTTAGACAGGACTGGGTAAAACATCTGCAAGATTTAAAGGTTTACATACACCAAGAGCAGGATCATGGTGGAGAAGTCATGATCAAAAAAGTAATTACGACGCTCAAAGATGCAGGATTCATGGGAGACGTTTATAAATTTACCTGTGGAAACATTCCTGAATGCAAGGATCCATCTGACGTGTATGTCAAATTTGGAAAAGATGATGGCGGTCAGAAGATCATGTCACTCATTAAAAACGCAGAAAAAGTCGACCTGGAAGAACCAGAAGTAATCCCAGAAGCAGTCAAAGGAGCACCTGTTAATCTAAGGCAGCCGGAAGGGTGGATTTATTCAGACAAGGGAATCAGCAAGATCAGCGAAAAGGACTACAGCCCCAAAATGGTCTGCAGAACGCCAATCATCCTGACACAACGTCTGAAGAGCCTGGAAACAGGCGAAGAAAAGATGGAGGTCGCATTCAAACGCGACGGAGTATGGCATAAAGGAATCTTCCCAAGATCTACGATATTTACAGCGCGAGGAATCACGATCCTGGCCGATATGGGATGCACGGTCACATCAGAAAATGCCAAACTGGTCGTAAGATTTCTATCAGCGTTAGAATCAGAAAACATCGATGTGATTCTAAGAGCGGACGCAACGTCCACGTTTGGATGGCAACCAGGGAAACGATTTATACCGGGACGAGAGCAAGGAATCGCGTTAGACATTGATCCAAGCCAAAAGGGAATGGCAATGGCTTATTGCAAGAATGGAGAAATGGAAGCATGGATCCGATTGATGCAGAAGCACCGTAGCCGTGACAAGTTCCGCTTCATATTAGCGTCAAGCTTTGCAGCACCGCTTCTGAGGATCCTGAAGCAAAGAATCTTTTTTGTTTATAACTGGGGCGGTAGTAAAGGCGGAAAGACTGCAGCATTAAAAGCAGCATTGTCAGCATGGGGAGATCCTGAACGATTGATGGTGAACTTTAACGCTACTCAGGTTGGACTGGAAAGAACGGCAAGCTTTTTCTGCGATCTGCCACTTGGAATCGATGAAAGACAGCTGGCAGGAAGAAACCAAGAGAGCTTAGAAAAGACGATCTACATGATCGCATCAGGAACCGGAAAGATCAGAGGAAGCAAAGGCGGAGGCCTTCAGACAACGCACCAGTGGCGGACAGTCGCACTGGCGACAGGAGAGGAACCACTGTCGACAGAAACATCTCAAACGGGTGTCAGCACGCGTGTGCTCGAAATTTATGGTGGACCTTTTGACAATGAGAAGGAAGCAAGTGAGATGCATCAGCAGGCTGCAGATAACTGTGGCTGGGCAGGACCTGAATTTATAGAAAAGATTGTCGGGATCAGCGAAATGAGTATTTGTGAAAAATACGAGGAAATGCTCAAGTATGTCGGGCGCATTGCGGACGGAAAATCAGGAAGCCATGTGGCTGGGATCTCGGCCGTCGCATTGGCAGATGCCATGATTGATACGTGGTTTTTTTCAGAAAATCCGGACCAAAGTGAGGAAAAAACGGAACAAAACAGCCTGCAAATCGAGAAAAAACTGGAAATCCGTGACGATTCGTGGAAAAGAGCAAAGCAGATGGCTGCATCGATTCTTCAGGAACAAATGAACACAGATGTAGGAGATGTGAACGAAAATGCACTTCAATTCGTAGTGGACTGGGTTCTTCAGAATCGTATGTACTTTGGAGAAAAAGCAATCGGGACATGCCTCGGAATGTTCTCGGAATCTGGAAACATTGCTTATATCTTCCCATCGGCACTGAATCAGGCGCTCTCAAAGGCAGGATACAGCGCGAGAAAGACATTGAAATACATGGCAGACAAACAACTGATCACAGCAAAGCAAAGGGCTGATCACAAAGGAAAGACCTATCAGGTACCGAAAAGATTTGATGGAAGGGTGTGTAAATTTATCGAATTCTTCATCGGAAGGATTGCAGAGAAGGAAGATGTCATGGATTGCAACGAAGAAGATGAAGTGGATAATGGACCAAATGAAGCACTTCCAGGAGCTGATGGGTTTCAACAAGTTTCTATGAATGAAGCACTGCCATTTGCGTAAAATCGGCCCGATTTTGTAACCCCTAAAAATTAGGAGTTACAAAGGAGTTACAAAAGGGGTTACACTTAAACCCGCATAAACAGGGGCTTTAAGAGATATGTAACCCCTGTAACCCCTAAAATAAGAATATACTGCGATATTTGCATTATGATGCATGCGATGCACTTTTTTTATGCATCGTATGCATCATAACTAAAAAAACGGTGTGTATGTGAAAAAAAGGGGTTACGGGGTTACAAATGCCCGCAACCCGCATAAATACGTGCTTTTTGCGTAACCCCTTTTTATTTTCAAAAGGGGTTACAAGCCAAAATCAGACAAAAAGGAGTGAAAATAGCGATGGCAATCAAAAGAATTGTACCAAAATTTGAACGTAAAGCGAAGATTTGTTTAAAATGCGGAGCAAAATTGAAGCGTGTCAGGAACAACGAAGCAGTGAAATGTGAAAAATGTGGAACAGTGCATCTGATCAAATTCACTGAGCATGGAAATGTTGTTCTGACAGATAAAAAATATCAACATCTTTTTGATTATCAGGAGGATGAAGCAAATGAAGGAGACAGCGAAGAAGAGATCGCAGAGGATTAATGAACTGCAGAAAAAACTCCGATCAGGATCATACATGACGGTCGATGAGAAAAAACAACTGCTGCAGTTGGTCTTAAAAAAAATAGAAGTTAATAAAACGCAGATATCAAAAGAAGATCTTATGACAAAGTACAAGGCTGCATTTGATGCACTGAAGCAGGACCTGAAGGAAGCAGCACAGGCATACATGAAAACCTATGTATTCGATCAGATCAAAATTAAAAAAAATCCAGCCGGCAGAGCACTGGTAAATAAGATCAATAAACGATACTTCGATCAGCACCTGGCAGAAAAGATCGGAACGGCACTCTACAAAGATTACAGCTTCGATGAAGCGCAGTATCTGATCGATCAGCATAAGAAATGGATTGAAGCAGAATACAAGAAATATCTGCAGGAAGGAGAAGAAAGTGGTGGAATACATTAACGTCGTGATCACAGTGATTGGATTATTTGCTGCAATTGCTCGAATCTTTACCAGAAGAGAAAACCGGGAAAGAAGGCTCAAGCTGACAATGATCGTCTGTGTAGTATGCATGATATTATCCCAATTTAAAGAACTATCAATCGTATCAAGAATCATCTATGGAATCATAGCATTTGTGGAAATGGCAGAAGCTGTGTCCATATTAAACGAATAAGGAGAAAAACATGAACAGAGAAACAAACATCGAACAATTCGAGGAATTAATGAGCGCGATCGAACGCCCAGGAATTGATAAACTCATGGATTACATTAGAAAAAGTGACTTTTACACAGCACCGGCAAGCACAAAGTTTCATTTATCATGCAAAGGTGGATTGCTGCAGCATAGTCTAAATGTTTACGAAGCAATGAAACATAGGCTGGAGATGGAAGGAGGTGGTCTCGTTTATAAAGTTGCAGACTATACCGTTGCGAAAATTGATGAGGATTCACTCAAGATCGTGACACTGCTCCATGATCTTTGCAAGACGAATTTTTACGAAGAAGGAACCAGAAATCAAAAAACATATGACAAGGCCAAAGTGGCCAATGCTCAAAGATGGCAGATCAAAGAAGACAGCAACGGGAAATTCATCTGGGAAACAGTGCCGACCTATGCAGTTAACGATAAAAACCCATATGGTCATGGAGAAAAATCAGTCATGATGATCGAAGAATTCATGAAACTCAGCATGGAAGAAAGATATGCGATCAGATGGCACATGGGAATGGGTGACTGCACATACAATCAGATTCAGGCATTCAATGCCAGTTGCGAAAAGTTTCCACTCGTCCTGTTGCTTCACAATGCGGATCAGGAAGCGTCACATTTCTTGGAAGCAACGACTGGAAACAAAAAATACGAAGAAGCAAGCGGAAGAATCGAATTTGAAGAAGTAGAATCAATTAAAAGATAGGAGAATAAAAGAATGGAATTAGAAAAATTTATACTGTTTTTCTTTTTTGGGTTTGTCTTCGGATTAATAACAGACGAGATCATCGATCGAAGAAATACAGAGTCGCGAATACGAGTATACATTGCAGGACCAATTGCCTCAGATCCTGATTATGAGGACAACTTCACAAATGCACATATTGAACTACTGATGCAAGGATACATTGTTGAAAATCCAGTCGAAGAAGGAAAGAAGCTCGAAAATCCGACTTATGAGGAATATATGGAAAGTGGCATGAAGCAACTGAAAAAGTGCGACATGATTTATATGCTGAAGAACTGGAAACAAAGCCCAGGAGCGAACAGAGAACTGGGATATGCAATGGCAAAGAATAAGATCATAATGTTTGAGGAAAAGGGGGATGAGATCGATGTTAGAGAAATATGAAAAAGGATTTGATGAAAAGAAGTTCATCGAAGACTTTATGACATCAAAGAAAATCAAGACGAAGAAAGATGCCATGAAGGACCTGAGGAAACAGATCAAAAAAGAATCGTATTATCAGGATAAGATCAAGCGCGGCTTGCAGAAGAAATATCCAGAAGCTTTTATCAGAAAAGTACCGCAAGGAGCATACTGCCAGGCAGGAATCCCGGACATCCTCATGATTTACAAGGGTCATTATTTTGGATTCGAGGTCAAGCGTCCAGTCGTCGGAATCAGATCCAAGCTGCAGGAGCAGACAGTGCTGAAGATCAGAGAGGCAGGGGGAACCGCAGAATTTGTCACATGGCCAGAAGAAGCCATCGTGGAGGTGGAGAAGTATGAACAGAAATAAGAAGGGTGAAATGCCAGAAGTCACAAGAGCCACATATAAAAGCGTAAAGAAATACGATCGAAAACAGTTCTCGGATTTTTGCCAGATTATATATGGATATGGATACGAAGATGGCCGAGCATCAGTTCCAGGAGTTGATATCGAAGCAATCTATCAGGCAATTGATAATACGAAGGGAATCGGGCCAAAGACAAGTGAGAAATTAAAAGAGGCGATCAGCCCATTATTTACGAAGGAGGATGAACAATGATAAGGAAAAAGACATGGGAAGAATTTAGAGATACTGGGCTCTTTTGGTTTATAAATATGATTCTCCATGCATTTGGATGGGCCATTGTATTAGTAAAAGATGATGGAAAGATCATAGATGTTCATCCGGCAAGAGTAAGGTTCAGAGGATTTGATGAAGATAGTAATACTATTGGATATAAGAATGTTGCGAAATATATGAAAGAAGAATCAGATCAAATTTTTAAAGAAGCTGCAAACCAAGATGAGTGAGGGATAGCAATTAATCAAGAAAGGAAATAGGCGATGATTAGTAAAGAAAAAATTCATGACTATACAGACATCTATGTGGAATCATATATGCGAGCATTAGAAAAGGTTCATAATCCAGATCTTGCAGTTCAGGCAGCGATGGGAATTGTGACAGTGTTAAGAACTCTTGAACAGCAACAGGAGGAAATGCGGAAACAGGAAAATGTAATGAATCCACTGACAGATTCATTGTTTACAGCACTGTACAGAGGCGAAGCGCCATTCTTTGCTGGAATGTATGCAAAGAAAAAATCAGAAGGGGAGGATGAAGATGGATGCTAAACGAGCTGCGAACATTGCAAGATTCAAATTATGCATAGAAAGAGAAATGAATGGAGGAGGCTACACGGATGAAAATGAGCAGGAAGCGTTCTGGGCGATGGCAACGAATGCATTAGAAAAAGCAGTCCCAAAATCTCCAAAAGAGAAGAACCTGGACTTCGGAGACAAGGTGATAGTTTGCCCAAACTGCGGAATATCAGCAATCGGGAATATGTTCTCGCGCAACGGCAAACAATACCCGCACTGCCCATGGTGTGGCCAAAAATTAAAAGAAGAGGAGGAGTAAAAGTGACGATAGAAGAATTTGAACAGGCAAGTGAGATTTATCGAAAATATGATGAGATTGAAGACATCATCGAAAGAATCAAAGAAGCAAGGGAAGAAAAGCTGCAGATCGATGAACGAACAAAGAAGGATGGGGATAACCATAAGAAATGGTGGCAGAAACTAAGATTTTTTTCATTAAGATTTAAAGGAACAAGGATGGTGGTTATGCCGCATTATGAGTTTGCACATGGAATCGAGGTCGATGCAGATCCGGAACTTATCGAGCTGATCATTGATTACTTTGAAAAGAAAAAGAATCATTACAAACAGCAGCTATCAGAGATCGGAGGCATTGATGAGCATTAAAGAAAAAGTAGATGCGATGACAAAGATCATAAGAATGACACCAGTACCAGTACTGCTTGCCAGCCTTGAAAGCATGATCAATATCCTGCATGAACGGGGAATCGATGTCGTCGACTGGGATGATAAGTCAAAGAAGCTCGTCCAATTTAGAGTAATTGGTGGCAAGGCGTACTTTTTTGCAGCAAGTGACAACAAGGAGAGTGATAAGAATGGCGACAGCAAAGAGTAATCAACAGGAGAAGGATCAAAGTGCCGATGTACTTAAGTGGATTCTTGGCCAGACGTACCGAGCCAAGGCGAAGAAGAATTTACTGGATCGCAGACTCAAGATGATAAATTTAGAGAGAGAGTCCCCCATTGGCGGCAGAGGATATGATCCATTACCACACTCATCAGGGACAAGTTCAAACGGCGCGGCCAGCATCATGATGAAGCTGGCGGACATTGAAGAGAAGATCTATCATCAGAAGGAAGAGATTGACAAAGCGATCGTAACTGTCATGGACATCATGGACTACTTGCCAGACGGCAGCCTGGAGCGTGACATCTGTGAGATGAGACACATAGATCTCATGAGATGGCAGGACATCCAGGAAGCCATCCCGATGTGTAGGAGCCAGTGCTACAAACGATACAACAAAGCCATCGCTCTGCTGCTTCAGAACGGACGCATCAGAAAGATAGTGAGTGACCATACGCCAGCATACGATGAGTACACATGTGAGAGGTTGCTGGCCAAAGGAAGAAAAGATAAGCAGAAGCGTGGAAGAAAGCAAACAAATAAAAGAGGAGACTAAAAGAGACTATGACATATGTTATTATAGTATCATGGCAGTGAAACGGTAGAGACAAGCCGCACGCATGAGCCATCTTGTATGTTCCAACGAACGACCTTTTATCAATAACCCCCTAGCAGCGCAGAGTAAGCGCGGAGGCAGTCGAAAGGCTGCCTCTTCTTTTTTTTGAGAGGAACGGTCGCAAGGTACTACAACTGGAAATAATTGGTACGGCGCGTGGAAGGCCCGATTCTTTACCGGATTTAACAAAAAATTTTTTTCACATTTCGTTACGCAATAACAAAAAATCCCTTTAAGGAGGCATGATCCATGGGAGAAATGAGAATGGAACGGCGAATCTTATCAGATTTGAAGCCGGCAGAATACAATCCGAGAATCCCGCTGCGTCCTGAGGATAAAGAATATCAGGACATCAAAAGGAGCATCGAAGACAACGGATATCTTGATCCAATCGTGATCAATTACGATGGGACGATCATCAAAGGACATCAGAGGCGAACTGTCATGATGGACCTCGGCATCAAGGAAGCGGAAGTTGTCGTTCTTGAGATTCGAGACAAAGGAAAAGAGAAGCAAGCTAATATTGCATTAAATAAAATCACAGGTCGATGGGATGATCTGAAACTGAAAGATCTTTTATTAGATTTAGAGCTGAATGATTACGATCTGGAATCAACAGGATTCACAGTGGATGAGCTTGATGATTTATGTGTCAGCTTAGAAAAAGACCTTGAAGCTGAAGAAGATGACTTTGATCCTGAAGAAGAATACAACGAGATCGAAGAACCAATCACACAGAGAGGAGATATCTGGATTCTTGGCCGTCACAGGTTAATGTGCGGAGACAGCACGTCTGAATTAGATGTCTCTCAATTAATGGCAGGCGAAGAAGCAGATCTCGTGATCACTGATCCGCCATACAACGTCAACTACAAAGATGGGTCCATTAAAAATGACAATATGGACGAGGGATCCTTTGAAGTTTTCCTTCAGAATGCATTCCTGGCCATGTTTGAATTTATGAGATCAGGGGCAGCGGCTTATATATTCCATGCAGATAGTGAAGGATTGGCATTTAGAAAATCATTCGCTGATGCAGGCTTTAAGTTGGCCGAATGTCTGATCTGGGAAAAGAATTCATTTGTTCTTGGCCGCCAGGACTATCAGTGGAGACACGAGCCCATTCTTTATGGTTGGAAAGAAGGAGCTGCGCATTACTTCATTGACGACAGAAGCCAGGACACCATCTTATTAGAAGACGAGCTTGACCTCGAATCAATGAAAAAGCAGGATCTGATCACATACATTCATCAGATCATTGATAGCCAGAAAGATAAGACAACGGTAATCTTCGAGAACAAACCGACAAAGAACGATGTTCATCCAACGATGAAGCCAGTAGCGCTGATCGGAAAGCTAATGAAGAACTCAAGCAAACCAGAATGGAACGTTCTCGATTTGTTTGGAGGCAGCGGATCAACGCTCATGGCAGCAGAACAGCTGAATAGAACAGCATTCCTGATGGAATTAGATGAAAAATTCTGCGACGTGATCGTTCGGCGTTGGGAAAATTATACAGGAGAAAAGGCTGTGCGAAAAAGTATCAGTCAGGATCTAGAATTATGAGCAACATAGACAATATCAGATTGGGGGGGGCATTTATGAGTGAAAATAAAGGCAACTTTCAACGAACTGAGACAATAGCACAGCTTTTCGGCGTTTCTGTAAGGCGTATCCAGCAGCTTACTCAGGAAGGAATCATCAAAACAACGAAGATCATCGACGAAGAAAGCGCGAAAACCGTAAGAAGATACGATCTGGTGCCAACAATTCAGTCTTATATTAAATATTTATCAGATAAGGCATACGGAAAACAACATCGTACAGACAAAGAAATCGAGCTCCGAGAGCAAAAAATGAGAGCGGATGTCGCCCTGAAGGAGTCACAGGGTGAGCTTCATCGATTAAAAACAGATATTGCAGCCGGAAAATATATAGCAATTGAGGAAGTAAAGATTGACTATCAAAAATTTTTCGTATCATTTAAAAAGTTTGCAATATCACTCCCATCAAGGCTGATCGGAATGATATCTGCAGCTTTGGATCCATCTGAAGCAAGACGTCTGGAAAAAGAACTAGCAGATGAGGTAAATAAACTTCTTGGAGCTTTCGTGATCGCGGGAATCGTTGAACCGAAGGAAGAAGAGAAGAAGAAACATGGAACTAAAAAGAAAAAGAATTCAGATTAGAAAATATAAAATAACTGAATATCAGAAAGAAGTTCTAAGATATCTGCAGCCTCCGGAGAATCTGACAGTTTCAGAATGGGCCGAAAAATATAGAATGCTGGATTCTAAAACATCGGCAATGCCAGGACCGTGGAGAAATGACAAAACTCCATACTTAAAAGAGGTCATGGACGAATTCAATAACTATGACACGGAAGAAATCATATTCTGCAAACCGACTCAGATCGGAGGAACTGAAGCGATGCAGAATATGCTCGGATATGTCATTCAGCAGGATCCATCACCGACAATGGTCGTCTATCCCACAGATACACTGGCCGAAAGTATTAGTAAAAACAGGCTGGAACCAATGATGATGGCCAGCAAACCGCTGCGAAATGTATACAAGAAGAACGAATCGTCCATTTTAGAAATGCAGTTCGATGGAATGTATCTAAGCCTTAATGGAGCAAACAGCCCATCGGCACTGGCATCGAAAGCGATCAAATATCTTTTTTTAGATGAGGTAGATAAATACCCAGGAGCCAGCAAAAAAGAAGCGGATCCAATCCGTCTGGCCAGAGAACGAACAAAAACGTTCCGAAATCAGAAAAAGATATACATGACAAGCACGCCTACACTGCAGAGTGGCCACATTTGGCAGGCAGTGTTAGGTGCGGATATTGAAAAACATTACTTTGTCCCATGTCCACACTGCGGAGAATACATCGAGCTGAAATTTTCAAATTTGAGATTTCCTTCTGAAGAAGGCCTTGATAATTCAGAACGTGCAGACATGGCCGTGTATGTTTGCCAGGAATGTGGATGCAAGATCACAGATCAGGACAGAGACAGGATGATTCGCTATGGAGAGTGGAGAGAGGTCCGCAGGAGTGCAAAAAACTCTAAAAAAGTGGCATTCTGGATCAATACGCTGTATTCGCCATTTGTTCGATTTTCAGAGATCGTGAAAGAATTTCTGGACAGCAAAGACTCTCCGGAACTTCTTCAGAACTTTGTCAACTCATGGCTGGCAGAACCATGGGAGGACACTAAATTAAAGACATCGGCCGACATGGTCATGGAGCGGCAGACAGATCTGAAAGAATTGATCGTGCCAAGTTGGGCAAGCTTCATCACCGGCGGAGTCGATGTGCAGCAAAACTGTTTGTACTGGAGCATCAGAGCGTGGGGCAGCTACATCACGAGCCAGAACATCGCGCACGGCCAGGCGCTATCCTTCCAGGAAGTCGAAAACATCATGAATCTAGCATATCGGACAGAAGATGGAGAAGCTATAGTGGTCAGCCTATGTCTGGTCGATTCAGGATATGATACAGATTCAGCGTATGATTTCTGCGCGTCCAACTCAGACTGGGCGATGCCAGTAAAAGGATCATCAAATCCAATGATGTCGCATTTTAAATTATCGACGATCAACCGAGCGACCAGCAAAGCGCATGGAATGAATCTGGTCATCGTGGATACGGATAAATACAAAGACATGATCGCCTCTCGAATGAAAAAAGAGAATGGAAAAGGTGCATGGATGGTTTATCAAGGGTGTGATCGAGAATATGCGGAACAGGTAACGGCAGAGCACAAGGTCAATATCAAATCTGGATCACGAATAATTCAGAGGTGGGTGCAAAAGCATAGCCATGGAGACAACCATTATCTCGACTGTTCCGTTTATGAAATGGCCGCAGCGGATATTCTGGGTGTTAGAACGCTGCACTTGCAGGAAGAGGAACCAGCTCCGGTGGAAGAAGTGCGAGAAACGCCAGAAGAAAACTGGATCGGAGCAAATGAAAACTGGTTATAAGGAGGAATATGTATGGCCGAAGGAATAACGGCAGCAGAGATGCTGCAACAAGTAAATGAAGCGATCACAAACGTGCTGGTCGGCGGTCAGTCTTATCAGATTGGTAGCAGGAAGCTGACAAGAGCTGATTTGTCGATGCTTCGAACATTAAAAAAAGAACTTCAGGCAGAAGTGAGTGCCGAAGGCGAGAGCTCGATTCTCGACAATACATACGTCGTGATGTTTGACGGGAGGTAAGAAATGAACTGGTTAGATAAAGCGATTTCATTCATATCTCCTGAATGGGGCGCAAAAAGAGCTGCATGGAGAAGTAATCTGGACGAAATAAGAAATTATGATGCCGGGAACTATAGCCGATTAAATGCTGGATGGGCAGTGACAAATCGCTCTGCTGAAGCAACAGATCAGGCTTACCGAGATGTTGTGAGGGCGCGTGCACGAGATCTGGAACGGAATTCAGATATCATGAACTCTGTTCTTAGATCTTACAGAAGGAATGTGATCGGTGCCGGCTTCCAGCTCCAGGCAAATGGAAAAAATTCAAGAATCAATAAAGAGCTTGAAAGGCTCTGGAAAAAGTGGTGCAAAGCAAGAAACTGCGATGTTACTGGAACACAGAACTTCATGCAGATTATGGGGATGGCCGTTACTAGAAAGAAAGTAGACGGAGGAATATTGTTCGTAAAGGTATACACGAACGATGGAATGATCCCGTTCAAGCTTCAGATGATCGAGGTGGATGAACTGGATAATATGCGCACAGGAACGCAGAAAAATGGAAACCGAGTGATCGGCGGTATTGAATACAACAAATATAATCGCCCAATCGGTTACTGGATCAGACAATATGACATTGATGGATTTACTCTTTCAGCTCCGCGATTTGTTCCAGCCAAAGATGTAATTTTTTATTACACAAAGAATCGTCCGTCACAGGTCAGGGAAATGTCAGATATGAGTCCAACGATTCCAAGGATCAGGGATACAAACGAATTTATGACAGCGGTATCCGTGAAGGAAAGAATTGCCGCTTGTCTTTCTGTATTTATCAAGAAGACACTCCCACCTGTCGGAATTGGGCGTGGAACAAACTCGGATAATTCAGCGAAACACGACTATGATGGAAAGACGCTAACTCCCGGAATGATCAAGGAGCTGAATGCAGGAGATGACGTTCAAGTGGTGAATCCAACAGGACAAGCAACCGATGCGACAGCATTTACAAAGCTGCAGCAGAGAATGATCGGAGCTGGACAGGGGCTTTCGTATGAAGCCACGTCGCGTGATATGAGTGAAACAAACTATGCATCAGCACGTCAGGGAGCGATCGAAGATGAAATGACCTATCAGGAAGAGGTAGATGCGATCATGGATGTGATGGATGAAATCTATGAATCATTTGTCATTTCCTGTGTCTTATCAGGACAAATTCAGATCAAAGACTTTTGGGATAAGAAAGAAAATTATCTCGATCATACATGGATCAAAGCTCCGAAAAAATGGATTGATCCACAGAAAGAAAGCAACGCAACAAAGACAGCGATGAACACTGGCCAGAAAACATTTAAAGAGATCGCCGCAGAAGCCGGAAAAGACTGGCGGCAGCAGATTGACGATATGGCCGAAGTAATCGCTTATGGAAAGAAAAAAGGGATTGATTTAGGAGGTGTTATCTTTGACGAAAAGGTGGAGAGCAAAGAAGAAGGCTCAAAAACTAATGAAAAGAAACCTATCGAGAAGCCAGGCGACGAAGGAAAAGAATAAGGGCTACCGAGAAGCAATGGACTGCTCAATCAGAGCGATTGAAGGAGAGGGAAATGAGCGAACATTTGAACTCAGTTTCTCATCTGAAGAACCGTATACAAGATGGTTTGGTCCTGAGATTTTAGATCACGCAGACGGTTGCGTGGATTTAGAAAGGCTTAATTCCATCGGCTGCCTGTTGTTTAATCACAACAGGGATAAAGTCGTCGGCAAAATTCAAAAAGCGTGGATCGAAGACAATCGAGGGAAAGCCGAGGTCGTCTTCGATAACGATGAAGCTTCTGACGTTATTTATCAGAAGGTTAAATCTGGAACTTTGAAAGGTGTATCGGTCGGATACGTGGTTGATTCATGGGAGGAAGTGAATCCCGGGAAAGAATCGGCTGACGGGCGCTTTACTGGGCCATGCAGTATTGCACGAAAATGGATAC